ATCCTCCGTAGCTTTCATAGCTTTTTTAGTAGCTTTGCTTATATTGTCGAATCTAGCTTGTGTTACACCTCCTTTATTAGGCTCTACTACCCTGAGTAGTAACTGAGCTTCGACTAATTGCCCAATATCATCATAGATATAGCCTTTCTTGCCAGATGTAGCTACATGAGGAAGTTTCTTCAATGAAGTATAGATAGCTTGCTTCACATTGGTCAACTCCTCAGTGTCTACTACCTTACCACGTTTCCCTGTTGGGAAGGTGTTTCCCTGAGCTTCTTGCTCAGCCTTCCAAGCATCAAATTTCACTTGGTCTAGCTCTTGTTCTCCATCACTATTAGTTACCATGAAGATTAACTTCACTTGTGATACCATAGCATTAGTGTATTTTATTATTGACATCTGTTCTCCTTTGTTTGTTTTATTGATTGACATCAATGAATATTAACGCTAGCGATGATATTAAACAAGCAATAAGATATAAATAAACTGAAGCATTGCTTTATAGGTAACAAACAACTAATTATACATGCCCTCTCGTTACATAATATATATTATACGACATTAAATTTTCAACTAAATTCCCCCTAACTCGAAAACCGAACGACCGGGGTATACGGCACATTAAAGACCCACACACATAGTACACCAATTTTTTCAATTTTCTGTAGCGTATAAGTAATAGTATAGTATTAGTAGAAATAGTATATAGTACAGCGCTTATATATATAATATATATAGTACTGTTATATAATAGAAATTACCGAATTTGACATTTTCATTATTTTTGCTTAACTTGCCCTGTGTATGAAGCTGACAAGAAGAAAAAGTTGACACAGGCTAAACAACATTGCTGCAATTGGGTTAACACTATATGCATAGGCGCCATGATGAAGCGTATAGATGGTGTCATATATCAGAAAGTCGACAAGGAATATGCTGATAAACCGTGTAGAGCGCATGATTGCCAGTATTTTGAACAAATAGTCATACCGGGTATAGTAAATGAACATTAGAACATTTGATGATGAAGCGTTTGCTGTTGACGCTGAGGCACATTTTTACTTATGGTGCTGCGATTGCAACTTACGCCACTTGGTTGTCGTAGAAGCAATGGGTAAGGGCGCTGAAGAATTTAAAGAGAAAGGCGGGAAAATAGCAATTGGCATGCTTAGAGATGACGTTGCTACTGAAATGTCCCGCAAATCAGATAAAATAATATTATATAGTAGGAAAAATGGTAAAGACAAAGAAAAATAGAAAGCGTAGGGCTGTAATCATACCTGATGTGCATTTTCCACTTCAGGATGATGCTGCCATAAACTGCGCCTTAGAGGCTATTTCCATAGTAAAACCTAATATATTCGTCTGTTTAGGCGATTTAGGTGAGTGGAAGAGCGTTTCACCGTTCAAGTACAAAAGACGCCGCCGCCCTCCTCTCGAATACGTGATTGAAGACCTAGATATTGAGGCTGCTCAAGTAAATGCTGGTCTTGATTTGTTCGATAAAGCGCTTAAAAAAGTAAAATGCGAAGAAAAGCACATGATTGAGGGAAATCACGATAATTGGCTAAATATGTTTGTTGAGGAATATCCGTATTTATCCAAATATAGGTACAAAAACGTAATGAGTCTTGATTCTAGGGGATATAAGTACTATCCCTATGGAAAGTTGATGCGTATAGGTAAATTGTACTTCTATCATGGTGGTCATTATTCAACAATTAGCCATACTAGGCAGCATACGATGAATTTAGGTAAAAATATAGTATATGGACATACTCATGATGTACAGCGTGCTGGCGTTACCCATGTAGATGGTGCTCATCATGCTTTTTCTATGGGTTGTCTGAAAGATATGTCAGAGGAAACTAATATGTGGCTCAATAACCGTCAGGTTAACTGGGCTCATGCGATTGGCGTTGCAGACTGGTTTCCTAATGGAGATTTCCGTCTTGAGGTTGTTGATATAGTAAATGGTAAGACATTTCTATGGGGCAAACAAATAGATGGTAATAAAACCGCGTCCGGAGGAAAAATGCTTAAAAAGCTAAGAAATAAGAAATAATAGGGTCGGGAGTGGCGCGGTATAAATTAGTAAAAGGTAATCAGGAGCCTGTGTTTCAGAGCATGGATGAGTTTCGGGAACTATTCCCTGACGACTATGTATATGATAACTGGCGTGATGCTCCTACTGAAGGCTGGACTCTTACTGACGATGGACAGGTATGCAGGATTATAAAGCGTCTATCCATGAAAAGCGGAGGAGAATTGGTTACTACAGTACTTGGTACACGACATAGTGAGCGTAAACACCTTATGTCTGGCGTACCTCCCAAAAACATATATAGCCTGTCAAAGAATGAAAATAGTGCTGTACATAGGGCTAATAAGCCTAATTTGACTAAAAGAGAGCGCCTGTTTTCCAAATACGTTGCCAGCGGCATGAACCCCACTGACGCATATTTGAAGGTATATCCGACAAATAAGGAAGTATACGCTAAAAATCAGGCGACAGTATTGTTAAAAACAGAAAGGGTTAGTAAATTGGTTAGTGAAGAAATAAAGAAATCTATGCTGAAGGCTGGTATAGATGAAGATTATCTGCTTGAGACAGCAAAAACGATAGTTGATAAGGAAAGCGCTAGGGACTCAGACAGATTGAGGGCGTTGGAGATGCTTATGAAAATAGCTGGTATGTTTCCAAAAGAGAAGAGGACAGAGTCTCTTGCTGTATTTGAAGGCTTTACCAAGGAAAAACTGGCCGAGCTTGGAGGGGCCAGTGTTAAATTAATATCTCATGGAGAAAAAGACTCTGCTTAAAGACGGTTTTAGCGATGTATCAATAGACAGTATGCCTGTTGTGGATACTGATATTGATGATTGTGTTGTATGTGAGCGCAGTTTGGACGATAATGATAAGATGGTTATATTTGAGGATAATGGAGTACCAAGGAGTTATTATTGCAGATTCTGTCATTCAGTCTATGGCGATGGCGATATACTGATATTTGCCAATACTAGTAAAATAAATAACGTAGTGGGCCTGTCATGATAGAAAGTTGGTTTGAAGATTGGCTCGATATTGAAGTTATTGATAAAAAGGAGCAAGATAATGAAACTATTAATAGCAATGATTTGTCTGACACCGGTAACGCCAGCGATAACAGTACCAGTGTTTTATAGTATATACAGGATTATAAGTTGGATAAGGTCGATAATTTTAACATAAACCCATCTCCATCAGAAATGAAGCATGCCGATGAGGTGCTTGCTAATTCATATTCTGACTTAATATACTTTGGCAGGGCGTTCTTGCCAAAGGATTTCCTGAATAAGAGCGCTTCCCCTGAATTTCATACAGAAGTAGCTAATAAGTTAATTAGTACTAAGCCCGGAGCTAGAATATGTAATATACTTCCACGTGGTTTTGGAAAGTCAATATTGTCAAAAGCTGCTATTTTACATAAAATGCTGTTTAGTCCTAAATCTGAGCAACAGTTTATAGCTTGGATTGCTGAAGAGCAGGGGCAGGCTATTGACCACTTGAAGTATGTTAAGACTCATTTGGAAGTAAATAAGTTTATAAAGTATTATTTTGGTGAAATGGGCGGAGATGTACATGGCAATAGGTGGACTGAAAAAGATATTGTTACTGCTAAGGGAGATAGGATGATAGCAAAGGGTACTTCACAACGCTTGCGTGGCCGTTCAGAGCTTGATGTGCGTTATACTGGAATAATACTTGATGACTTTGAATCTGAATTAAATACTAAAACACCAGAAAGACGCTCGGAAATTAAGAAATGGGTAGTATCTACCATATATCCAGCATTAGAGGAATCGCCGGGGAATGAGGGTTGGATATGGTTATGCGGAACTATTGTACACTTCGATAGTTTCTTACAGATGATTCTCGATGGTTTTAATGAGGCCACAGAGAATGGCAGGAAATATCCGTGGGATGTTACCTTTTACAGGGCTCTTGAAGATGGTAAGCCTATTTGGCCAGAACAGTTTTCCAAGGAAAAACTGGCCGCTAAGAAGAGAGAGTTTATTGAAGCTGGCTTAGTTAACAAGTTTGCTCAGGAGTACATGAATGATGCTCGCGATATATCAACAGCAGCGTTCAAGATAGACAGGATACAGTATCATGCACATGAATTTAAGTCAATTGATAGAATGGCCTATTTAGCTACAAGTGATGAGATGATACCAGTTAATGTTTATATTGGTGTTGATATTGCTGCTAC